ATGCAATGAAGGACGCTGACGCTGGTGTACCTAGAGAAGTAATAGCAGAGCGTATACAAAAACAACTTAGCGGTTTGATTGATGAAAACGGTAGAGCTTTCTCCGAGGAAACATTGATAAGAGAAGGTCTAGCTGAAGCTGATGCTAAAGGTCTGAAAGGAAATGATCGGGCTAAGTATGCAATGCAGTACAAGCAAGCACAGTCTAAGTCTGTTGATACCTACAATAAATTAAAAGCTGTAGGAATGGCTGACCATCTAACGATGATGGAAGAGTTGAAGCCTGGTATTGCTAAGAGTTTACAGAACATGACTAACGCTCACCCTGGCCTGAAGTTGGTATTACCTTTCATCCGAACTCCTACTAATATACTTAACTACGCTATAGGTAGGACTCCGTTCGGAAAACAGTTCTATAAAGATTTTAAAACAGTTTGGAGAGATGCTAAAGATAATTTAGAGGGCGGGTCATTAGATGAGGCGTACGACGATCTATCTAAAGCTTTGGAATCTCAAGACCCGTTAGTAGTAGCTAGAGCAAAGGGCAGGTTAGCTGTAAGTTCTATTACTGCAGGTGTGTTAGTAGATGCTTACTTTAATAATAGATTTAATATTACAGGCGGTGGTCCTAGCGATGAGAAACAGATAGCACAACTTAAACAAACAGGTTGGAGACCGTACAGTATAAAGATAGGCGACACTTATTACAGCTATGTTAAATTAGACCCATACGCTACTATTTTAGGAACTGTAGCTGATATGATAGAAGTGGGTATAAAAGAAGAAAAAGGCTTTGATGAGACTGGGATGCAGCACTTAATGTCTTCTTTAATAATAACTATTCAAAGAAATATCTTTAATAAATCATACATGACTGGATTGGATACTTTAGTTAAGGTAGCCCAACAACCAGAAATGTACGGAGATTACGCTATACAATCATTTGGTAGTTCTCTTGTTCCTTATAGCTCTGCTTTAGGTAGACTTAATGAATACCAAGGAGATCAAATATCAAGAGAGATAAACAGCTTGAAAGAGGCAGTACTCTACAAGATACCGGGTCAAAGAGAAAAGCTAGACCCTAAAAGGAATATATTAGGTGAAGCTATGATTACTGAGAACATGCCTTTATTTGGTGTCATCAATCCAATAGCTTACTCAACAGAGAAAAGTAATGCTGTGCTTACTGAATTAGCTAATTTGAAACATGCTTTCAGGCAGCCCCCGTCGAGACAAGAAGGAGGTTTATTTGATATGTTAAACTTCACTAATACTGCTGGTCAAAGCTCATACGACAGATGGTTAGAGCTTACTGGTACTATTAAGATAGGTAGACGCACCTTAAACCAAGCACTTGAGAAACTTATCAATTCTAAAAGGTACAGTAGATTACTACCTTTCGCTCCTGAAACTGGGTTAGATAGCCCACGTGTAAGAGAGGTAACAAATATAATACGTAAATATAGATCGAGAGCTTTTAATCAAATGTTGAAAGAATCGTATGTGGATGATGATGGTATTGAACTGTCTGATGTACACGAAAGAGTAAACAGAGCTAAAATTATAGCATCAAGAGGAGCATCACGAGAAGATGTGCTTGAACTCCTAACTCAATAGTTAATAATATATTATCATGGCAACCACCTATGTAGATTACACCGCAACAGCCGGACAAACAGACTTTGCTTTTAACTTTCCGTATCTTGAAGATGAACATGTTACGGTGGAGATCAACGGAGTTGCACAGCTATCTTCTGCTTTTACTATCGTTACTACCCCCACACTTAAAGTTGTTTTAAACAGTGGTGCTACAGCTGGTCAGGTTGTTCGAGTAAGAAGAAAGAGTCAACCAAACACGAACCTTGTAGACTTTGTTAACGGTTCAGTACTTACTGAGAGTGAACTAGATAGAGCGTACTTGCACAACCGTTACTTAAGCGAAGAGATCAGTGAGTTAAATGATGCGTCGTTGCAGAGAGAGCCTGGTACTAATAACTGGGATGCTAAAGGAAACAGGATAATAAATGTTGGTACTCCAACCGCTGCTTCTGATGCAACCACTAAGACATATGTAGATCAGACTATATCAACTGCTATTACTGGTACTGGGTTAACTCCTGACTTTAACAAGTTCACAGGTAACGGTACTACTACAGCTTTTTCTCTTTCTTTTACTACGAACGGTATATCTTCTGCTGCTATATTAGTTACTATAAACGGAGCGGTACAAGACCCAAGCGACTATACAATCGCAGGTGGTGCAAATGAAATACAATTCGTAACACCTCCACCTAATCTTTCAGAAATCCTTGTTATCGAACGGGGATATAAAGTTAAAACAGATATTCCAACCGAGTACGATTGGGGCAGTGTTGTAGGAGACCCTGTAACATCTACTTACACTTACGGACAAATAGTATAATAAAATAATTATGAGCATCTCAGTACAAATCAGAAGAGGCACAGCTTCTCAAAACAGCAGTTTTACTGGAGCAGCCGGAGAGTTAATCTACACTACAGATGATAAGAAAGTTTATGTACACGACGGTTCTACCGCTGGTGGTACTATTGTTAGTGGTGGAGGTGCTGGTACTACCAATCTTTCAACAACCGCTAACGGAACTTCTTTAACTGTTAACAGTGATACAGGCACTAACGCTTCCATCCCAGCTGCTACGACAAGTGCGTGGGGAGCTATGACAGATGAAGATAAAGCCAAGCTGGACAATATTGCTGCAAGTGCTAATAACTATGTCCATCCAAACCACACCGGAGATGTAACCAGTACTGGAGACGGTGCTACTGTTATAGCTAACAACGCAGTGACCACAGCAAAGATTAACAACAACGCAGTGACTTCCGATAAGCTTGCTACTACATTAGACTTCGGGTCCATCGTATAAAAATATAAGCCATGCCAAACATACAAGTAAAACTTAGAAGAGGTACAGCAATCGAGCACAATACCTTTACAGGTGCTGAAGGTGAAGTAACTGTAGATACAACTAACGACACACTCAGAGTACACGACGGGTCAACCGCTGGTGGTGTAAGATTAGCAAAGCTTAGTGAAGCAGGTGGTAGCGGTACAGTAACTTCTGTAGGAAGTGGTACAGGACTGACAGGTGGTCCTATTACTACTAGCGGTACTCTTAGTATTGCAACAGGTGGGGTAGGTACGACACAGATAGCAGACAACGGTGTTACCTTTGCTAAGATGCAAGACATTAACACTGCTAAAGTAATTGGTAGAACAACTGCTGGTAGTGGTAATCCTGAAGAAGTATCTATACTAGACGAAGATGCTATGACATCTAACTCTGCTACTGCACTTGCCACTCAACAAAGCATCAAGGCGTATGTGGATGCTCGTACCGTTTCTAAGTACAATACAGGTTGGGTAAGTCAAGACGATCAAGGAACACCTGTGTCTCTAGCTAATGGTGTTGAGTTAGTATTTACGCATAATTTAGGTTCAACAGAAGTATCTGTTCAGATGTATGCTTCTGACGCTTCACAAACTATAATCTATGAGCCGAAAGTTATGATTTCCGGTAGTAGTCATTACGGTGCTCAAGTAACAGGTTTAACTACAAATACAGTAAGTGTAAGATTAGCTAAAAATGGGGCTGCTTATTTAATTGCATCAAATATGACAACAGGTGTTACTTGGGGGACTGGGAATGCTGCTAGAATAAAATTAATTATAACTAAGTAAGATGATCGACTCCCTCTCTGGACTTCTTAACACCGTATTAGCTGTATCTTTAGCGGTTATCGGTTGGATTATCAAACGCATTATCGAACGAATGGACATCGGTGATAAACGCCTGACTAAGATAGAGGTGGAGTTAGCTGCTCAACGAGAAAGAGACGCTGCTGTGGAGTCCCGTATGGGGAAAGTAGAGGAAGCTATCAAGGAGATGAACCACAAGCTGGATCGAATGCTTGAAGTATTAGTAGTGAGGAAATAGATATGCCAAAAGGATTATATTACAACATGAACAGACGGAAGAAGCTAGGCATCAGCCGTAGCAAGAAGAAGTCTACCATCACACCTAAAGCTTACGCTAATATGAAGCGTGGGTTTCCGAAGAAAAAGTAACTATGCCTAAGTCCGTTTCACTATCTATCGGTAGAGGTGAGAAGTCTCGTAAGGGTGGACTGACCGCTAAAGGTAGAGCTAAGTACAATCGTGCTACTGGGTCTAATCTAAAGGCTCCTCAACCTGGTGGTGGTCCACGGAAGCGTTCCTTCTGTGCACGGATGAAAGGTAACAAAGGACCGATGAAAGACAGTAAGGGTAGACCTACTCGTAAAGCATTAGCCCTTAGAAGGTGGAAGTGTTAACAGATGCCTCGTCACCCAGTAATCCGCCCAAACCCACTATCCGCTCAGTACCGGACGCTGAACGCTGTAGC